TAGGAGAGAAGGGAGTAAAAATTCAAGATATTAGTTCTGAAATAGGTCATGTTCAAGTATTGAAATCTCAAAAAATTAGTTGTGAAAATATTGTTTCAGATGAATATGAAAATTGTATTATAGTTGCTCTTGTTAATTTAATTATTGGAATAATTAATTTCAATAGATTATATGGTATGCCAAAATTCAAGGTTTCAGAAGTTGAAGTTGAAACAGCAACATCTATTATTCTTGAGAGTATAATACCGAAGAAATTACCCAAAAAAGATGACGAAGAAATTGTTGAGGGTGTTAAAGATCCTAAAGATGGAAAAGAAGTAGGTGAGGATCTTACTGAGGATCACTCAAGTTTTAAGTATCCGTATGGAGAAGAAGACGATGATCTCACAATTACAAAAACTGAATATGATCCTAAAGACTATGAAAAACTTATTGAAGAAAATGAAAAAGATCTTGCTTTTTTATCCAGCGATAGTAGTAATGAGAATAACGATTACGACAGCGAAGGAAGTTTTTCACCGCAAAGTGATAAAATTAATAATATTGTTGAGTACTTGAAAGGATTTGAACAGATTAAAGCAGACGATATTCCACTAGCGACTTATATTAACCAAGCTGTTACAATTATTAAAAATGAAACAGGACTAATTTCGGAACAAATTAAAAGAAATCGAGTCAATTTTTTCTCTGGACATAAATAGATTTTAAATCATCCGTGGATTCTCTAAATACGTATTTCAAGAAAAAGAATCTTTCGGTTATCTCCTTAAATGAATTCTAATACATTTAATGCTATTTTTAACACAGAATAACATTATCAAAGGCAGAAAAAAAAAATTGAGGTTTAAGGAATAATTATCGATGATAAAATTAAAAATGTCATTGAATCAAACTGTAGCAAAGGCTTTGAACGAAGCCGTTAATAATTTTATTCGTCAAATTGCAATCAAATATAATTTGGATCAAGACGCGCTTATGTCAGAATGGGATGGCACAACCACACCCAAGATTAAAGCACCTGTTAATAAATCTTCTACTCCAGATACAGCACCATCAACCGGTGATATCATGGATGAGGCTACACTATCTCAATATAAGAAGGCTGATCTTCAGGCTCTTTGCAGACAAAAAGCTCTTAAATGCACTGGAACAAAAGAACAACTCATTGGATATCTTCTTGGAAAGGATTCTGCTAGCACTTCAGTTAAGACACCTCCTAAGAAAGAAGCACCAGTTAAGAAAGTTATTGAAGAGAAGAGTATTTCAACTTCTGTAGCAAAGAAACTTACATCTTCTATTCCAGCAGTTGCTATTCGTCGAAATCAACATGGAAATCATGAACATCCAGATACATCTCTTGTATTTGATAAGAAGACTAAGAAAGCAATTGGAAAACAAAATCAAGATGGTACTATAGATGATCTTACTCCTGATGATATTGACATTTGTAATAAATGGAAGTTTCAGTATGTTCTTCCGAGTAATTTAGACAAGAAAACGGCTCTTAAGGATGTAAAAGTTGATGAGCTTGATTATGAAGATGATGAGGTTCTTGAAAGCGATGAAGAAGTTCTTGAGGAAGAGTTAATAGAAGATGAAATTGAAGAGGAGGAGGAAGAAGAATATGAAGATGATGATGTTGATTATGAATGAAGTGTAATTTGACAAAATAATATTTTACTAAAATATTATTTTTAACACAGTACTTTTAAAAATTTGTTTTAAAATTTTATTACTAGTATTTTATAAATATATGATAGACGAAGCTATAAAAATTGAAAAACAAGCATCATTTATCTCATCTAAATTAAATATTAATGAGCCGTGTGAATTAAAGACTAAATATATAGATTCATTAGATAAAGTTTCAATTGATACTCTAAAACATATTTTAAGTCATAATTTTACTAAAGGTGCCGATATGAAAGCGGTTCTTTGTTTATTTGATACTCTTTTTTTATCATTATTGAACAAGAAAGAAGTCAAGAAACAAGATGGTATTTATATTTTAGCAGAAGAAGAACTAAAAAAATATATAACTAAAATACAAGTATTAACTAGAGGTGCTGACGCAACTGTCTATAATGCAACTTTTTTTTCAAATGTTGACTTGGTTATTAAATTAGGAAACAATGAAGATGAGGAGCAAGATGAGGAACAAAAGAAAGCAAAAATTAAACAAGAAATGGAAATGACAATTCGCGAATATTATATTGGTATTAAAGCAATCAATAAACTAAGATATATAGTCCCTAATTTTGTTTATACTCTAGGGTGTTTTATGTATGATAAATTGGGTGATTCTTCTTCAGACAAATCTATGCCTTTTATTGTATACGAAAAAATACCGGGTAACACAGTTTACGATTTAATAGTCAAAGATCTGTTGACATTTGATAAATGGTTAATTATTTTTTTCCAATTATTATTAGCTCTGGAAGTTGCCCAAAGAGAAGTTGATTTTACTCATTTTGATTTACATGATAAAAATGTTATTATTCGTGAACAAAAAGATTTTAATTACTCAGTCTTATTGGATATGTCTACATATACCATAAACGACCCTACATTTATTCCTGTAATTATTGATTTTGGACGATCAAATTGCACTATTGATGGTCAAACAATTGGTACTTATGGACGTGAAGGGTTAGGAGTCTTGAATCACATGGTCCAAGGACAAGATATGTATATGTTTATGTCACATTGTTGTAATCAAGTAAATGAACTAAAAGAACTAAAAGATATAAATTTAAAAATTGCTTCATTGTTTTCGGAATTTTACGGTAAAGATAAAGATCCATATCCTATTAGAATAGAAGAAAATCCGAAGAAACCAGGACAAAAAATATTTTGGGGAGGAAAACTAAAATCTGTATCAAGTAATTTTGAAATGGTTCCATTCACTCCTGTAGGTCATTATACACCTCTTATGTTTATACAGTGGCTACTAGAGAACGAGAAATACTCTCCATTACTAAAACAATATGTTACTGTGACAGAACGTGAAATGTCTCAGTCTCTTCAGTACTCAATTATGGTAAAAAAATATAATGAAATCTTTAATTATGTCAAAAAAGGAATAGATAAAGCAACAAGATTATTATTGACTCTTACTAAACGTAATTCTAGTTATGTTATAACAAAATACTCATGTCTATTATTGGAAAGATATAACAAAGATTTGAAGTCCGATTCTTTATTTCAGAAAATTGAAGATGTAAATAAGTTTTTGGATGAGAATAAGGAAGAGATGATAAATTTTGACAAAGATATGCTACAAAAAGTTTTTGCTATTAAAATACCATCACAGGAAGATCTTGATACGTGTGTAAATAATATATTACAATTAAAAATATATTATCCACCGTATCTAAGAAATAAAACAGTTGGAAAGAGTTATACCTTTGATTTGGAACCTATAAAAGATGCAACTGAAAAACTTAATAGTGTGCTACGTTATGAAGATGAATTAAAAATATATATGCAATTTTATTTTACTATTTTAGAGTTAAATTTAGATGATGAATTTAAACGGTGGATTGAAGAATTTAGACAGTCTGCGATTTATCATTTTTATAGACAAAATTATCTTCAGTCTGAAAGAGCTCGCAGATGGTCAACAACTTTACTTATGTCATCTAAAAATAATGAAAAGGCTACCTAATTAAAGATTAAAATCACACTTTTTTGGTGTGATTTTATATTTGTTAAAAATACCTAATTTATTTTTCAGACAACTCATGTTTCATATTTAGACGTGCAACCATCCTTGTTATATCACACATTTCTTGATCGTTTTTCACCTTTACTGTGCATGTTGGATCAAAACCAAGTTGACCATAAGACATTTGGTATATTTTTCCAGGAGTATCTCTAACAGTTCCATCATGTTGTATCTTCATATCTTCTGTGAGTTTAACAATTCTCCTCTGCATGTAACCTGAAGTTGCTGTTCCCATTGCTGTATCACAAACACCTTCTCTACCAGACATTGCATGAAAATAGAACTGTCTTGGGTTTAATCCACGAAGAAATCCTTTGCTAATAAAACCACGCGATTCATATTCCATTTCAGGTGCTAATTCTCCAAAAGGGTAATGAGGAAGAGAACGTTCTCCGTGATTTATTAAAAGAGGTACTCTTTGACCTTTCAAATTTTGTTGACCAAGAAGACCAGTGATTTGAGCAATGTTAAAAAAGTCTCCCTTACTTCCGGAAAGAACTGTGGAAAGAAAGTTGTTATCTTCTGATAGAGCTTCTTTTGCTATTCGCAAACCAATGTCCTTAGCTTTATTCAACGATGCGTTTATTCTAATTTCACGAATACTAGGATGAGAGGTTGCTTGTTTAATCGCTTCGGCTTCAATATAACACTTTCTAACAACATCTCTAATTTCCTCCTCTTTAGTTACTCCGTCTTCATTAACAGTCTGTGGAATTAAACAATCACCTAAACCTACCGAAAATCCATCTACAAGAAGATACTGATTAGTTGTAAACTGTATACAATCTATAAAATAAGATGCAGTTTCAGGTCCATACTCTTTGTGAAGCAAGTGATGAATAGAGTTGTGAGATGCACCAATAATTGCTTTATCAAGAGTTCCTTCGTACATCACACCTCTCCAGATTTTAACGGTTGGTTCTTCCGGATTAGCGTCGTTTGTTCTTTCATATATAAAATCTTTTGGAAGAAATAGAGATACTAAACCATGACCATTAAAACACTGAATTTTCTTTCCTTTTTCTTTCAAAATACGCCTGATGTGCTGAATTCTATCCATTATCTCAGCAGATGTCATTGTTCCATTTGCAGATACTTTATTCAACGGTCCTGATCTAGCCCATTCATCCCTATAAGAATCTACTCCAAACAGAACAAATTTTGATGGTTCTTCTACAGTTGTGGGGGTTTTAACCCAAGGTGCTCGAGGAAGTGACATTGCAATATTAAAAAACTGACCAGATGTTAACTTTACCGAATTTCTAGTCATTCTATATGCTCCAAGAAGAGAATCTTGAACAATAGCCATATTTGGCTTACTACTTTGAGGAGAGATCATATTCCATTGCGCAGCAGATAGATATTTCATTTCTGCCTGTGACTCAAGTGATTGAGGTACGTGTATATTCATTTCATCTCCCGATGATCTCCCTATGCTTTCACATAGGGTCGGACTGTATCTTAAGCCGATTCAGGATTGGTAGTCCATCATTATCGACCAACACCCGTGCAGTCTCTGAACGCCTGCCATATCCTTCCATAACGGACGTAGGCAGTAACGCTGCGGATTGCCCAATCCCTAACATTATTACCATTGGGTACGGCTATTAACCGTGTTCCCCAGTTAGTGTTTCCACATACTGGGTGGTAGTTAGGGCTCTAAGGGGTTTCCCGCATCAAGGTGTTTTGCAAGTATTAGGAAATACTCACTAGGAGGTAGCACCCTTTTCAGGCCTCCTGTTTTTGACAGAGGTAAACCTAATCAAAATCTGCATTAAAACCTTTGGTAACAGATAAATTTATTCTAAAAGTCTTAAAAGGCATAATAATTACTTGCATTGCAAGCATACTTGACTTGTGCAATGTCGGCTGTCTATTTAACAAAACGTAGTCTCCATTTTGAAGTGGACGATCAACTACCCATCCAATAGGTACTTTGTACTTACGATTAGCAACTTTTAACTTTGTCAAAAACTCTCCATCGCGTTCAACCTGATCACCGTCTTGTACAAGTTCTCTGCCGTCAATAACTTTAATAAGCTCACCACCACGGTGAATAATATCACCATGCATCAATCTTGTACCTCTACGAAAACGCTTGAGATCAATTACAGTCTCGCTATCCGGTTTCCAAACAGATTTGACATCTCCCCCATCAACTAGAGCTTGTAATTCTTCTGCGTTAAAATCTGTAACACGAACTGGTGATGTCAAAATTCTGGCAATCTCTTCAGGAACTCCAAGTTGACCCATTTTTAAAGTTGGATCAGGACCGATAACAGTACGAGCAGTTTGATCGCAATTATGTGTGATAGTAGCATCTCCTAGCAAGAAACGATTATTTTTATCTACTTCAAATCCATAA